ATATCCCTTCTTCAAAACGAAGCGCATAGATGTGTTTGCAATAACGCATCTCATCTAGTAAAGGCGACCAGTAATCCGAAAAAGAAATAATCTCATTATCTTTTGCTGTGTAATCAACAAAGGTAGCAGGGCCTTCTGCCTTACCATCCGCTGGAATGTTGCGAAGGTATCGTCCGCCAAAATCGGTAAAGACTCCTGGGTTATCAATAGATGATGTTGTAAGTGTTAGGTCTCTATTTTGATTTGCGTCTGTCATGGCACGGTTGTCTATTGTGCCGCTATTTGCATCTGTAATTAATTCATGACGACCATACTTTAGCAGGGATGGTTTTGTGTAAGGGAATCTACGAGTTTCTTTTCCGCTAAGGTTCATCATAAAAGCATAGCTTCTACGTGAGAAGTCCTGGCAGGAACAGGCATACCTTGTACCTACAGTGAAGTAACGACCAGGAGTAAATGCTCCTACCGAAGGGGTTAAGTAAACATTGTCTGGGCTAGCTTGGAAAGAACCGCTTTTCTGTAGTTTTAAAATACCGTTTTCACCGTCTACATCAATCAGTACCGCCTGAACATAACCATAGCGTTTATCTGTGGCTGGATTAATGGTATCTTTTGTAATTGGCGAGTCACCTGGAGTAATGATCCTATCCTCCAAGGTCTCACCTAGAAGCGGCTTCAGGGGGGCGCCAGAGGGGTTGGGTACATAGAGTGGTGGTGGCAGTGGGTTGGCGCTACTCCAGGTCCCTGAGAGCTGTACGTACCAGTATTCGTCGTTCTCGGTTACGGATGCAATGCTTGCTGGTGCACCAGTACTGTCAAATACGTTGTCAAAACGTAAGATTGCACCAACGCGACAACCTGCCCAATGCACGCCAAACTCTTTTCCTGCTGTAGGAAAGCCCTGGACAACACCAAGTATTAATGGTTGGTTGCCTGTTGTTGGAGCAATATCTACAGGAGATGGTACTGTGTATTGAAAAGGATATGTCAAGCCGTGTTGAATACCTACATAACAAGCAATCTCATATCCTCTACGCCAACGCGTCCATGCCGATTCCCTATCCATGCGTGCAATGGAGTTTGGTACAGAGCCACGTGAAAACTCTGTTGTAATCGGTTTGATTTTATTTATTAGTGGAGCATCTTGTGATCCAAAGGAACCAAAAGAACTCCCGCTTTTAGATCCCACAGCTTAGAAGAAGCCGCCTTGTGCAATTACGTGTGCACCAGGGGTATAACCAGAGATGTTAGGACCATCAGCAAAGACACCCACGTAAATACGATCTCCGCGCTCCAGGTAGATTCCTTTGTTACGTAGTGGTGCGGTAGTACCTAAACCAGTAGTATTACCTGCTGCTGGCATAGGATAGGCAAGCGAAGGCATTACATCAGCACAATCAACACTAGCAGTATTGGCTGCGACTGTCTTGGAGAACATTAAACGATAGTCACCTGATGCGGGAATTGGCGTAGTGGTTCCACGAACTAGGTAGAACGCAAAGGTAACAGCAGGTTGATTACCGTAACCAACACCTTGGTACAAGAAGCCAGATGCAAGACCACCGGAATAATTAAGTGCGCCTAGCTTGCCGGTAATCGTGGTGGCACCAGTATATGTATATGCACCTACGCCACTAGCAACGCCAGTATTCATTGCCCCCGTGGTAGTAATAGAGACAATTTGTCCGCTTACCAGGGATACGGCATTGCCTGATGTGGTGAGATCTAGTGTGTATTCTGCTGCACGATACGCATCATTACGCGTAATTATGATTGCATCAACAACGCCTCCACTGTTGTTATCTTCACTTTGCGTGGCATCCATGTCCACCAAGATGGAAGGCGCCTGGCCACCTTGCACAAACAAGGTATTCGAGGTAGAGCTACCGACAATTTGTGTCGTCACCCGAACCGTATCAATTAACGGACGGTCAACCAACAAGGGCTGTTTATTTGAACTAGTGCTTGACATTTTAACTGTTCTCTTGCGTTTATTCTAGAACAAAAAGCTTGACGTTTAATTAGCTGAACTTTTCCATCATTCCGTAAGCCTGATTAAACCCTGTAGGAACTTTCATCTTAGAGGTGGCAAGTGACTCAGGGTTTCTTTGTAAGTTTAAAAACCGTTGAAACTGGCTGGTTTTATCTTCTGTTTTTGATTCAAACGGGCTAAGTTTATCAAATAACAAACTCATATAAGTTGTCTTGGGTGTACCAGAAAGGTCACCCAGCGAGCTTGGTAATGAGGCAAAGTTAGTGTAGCGAGAGCCACGAAGAAGTTCATTTACGTCTCCAGGGTTGTACGCACTTAGATATTCGGATCGATCACGTAAGCTAGCCATTATAGAAACATGTCAAGAAAATCTTGAGGCAGTGGGGCTTCTTCGTTTGAATATGTCAATAGCTGCTCCGGAGAAAAGAGAGAGCTTTGCGGCTGTATGGTAGCCGGTATCAATTTTTTCATGACACTATTCAATATCATTTGTCCAAAATTATTTCCTTTTTCTACTGATGTAGCAGTTGACGGAGGTTTTGCCGTAGCAGGGGCTCCGGCTGATTGAAATATTTGCAAACCTTTCTTAACTGTTGCTGGATCCTTGTCAAAGTAAAAATTACTTTTACCAGGAACTGGCATGTAGTCGCCTTTCTTTGCACCTACGGAAGGTGCGCGAAATGAGTAGCCGACATTTGGATATTGCGCTCCAACCATTTCAGGGTTGTTTACAATTCCACGCAACCGCTCAAACTCAGCCGCACCTCCTAAAACCTTGGCACCAAAGGCAGGATCACTAAGTTGTTTAGCTGTTATTCCTCTATCTAAGATTGCAGCATATTGACCACGTTGGGTTGCAATATTACGGATATCTTTTCCTCCGTAGCCTCCATGTAGACGGCGCTGAAGTACGTTAGCAGCTACTGCCGCAACATCTTCTCCTTTGCCACCACGATACCCTTCAAGCCCAGCAAGCACAGCAAGAGCATTAGTCTCTTCTGGCTTTAGTCCCCAAAGTTCTTGTACGTTTCGTTGTGGCATTTTAATTTGTTCTTCTGCTTTATTCTCCTACCCAATTTGACGCTGCCTGGAGTGCCGGAGAGAATACGGCTTGTAGCGTTACGATAACGCTAAGTTTGGCAATAAGGCGACGTACAAAGTTTGGGCAAAGAATCATGATACTTTAGCGACAACACTGGCTTCCGTACTCCAAGGAGCAATACCAGTTGGAGCCCACAAGAACTGTAGGCTGGCTTTAGTCTACCAAAGGTTATTTCTTGGGGTTGGCTTGCATGAATTTAGAGAACAACTTAATGTCTACATTGTTGGGATCAAACTGTGGATAGGTGGATAGTTGATCTGCCGTTGGTGCACCAGGAACTTGGAAGCCTGATTGCAGTGCTTCCATTGGGAAAGGTGTTGGCGTAACTGAAGGTGGCGGCGTAAACGATAGTTGGGTAGGCAGTTGAAAACCAGTGTTTGCTACGCTGCCTGCAAGGGTATTTTGAATTGCACCAAATCCTGATTGGCCTGGGCGTATCTTAGCTGCAAGTTTTGGATTAGCCCTGGCCCACATAGCCATACCCATGTCCTGAGCAGTTTGTGCGGCACCAGGCAGCGGTCCAGAAGCTGGATCGTAACCCTGTAGAGCCTGACGAGCAAGGGTTGCCTGATCCTGGTAGCGTTGCAGATCAGGATTTTGTTTAGCTTGTTGAGCAACACTGGAGCGTTCAGCTTGGTAGGCACGTTCCGCTGCTGGAGAAGAGCTGCTTCCAGTATCTTGAATAAATCTATTCTGAACTCCAGGAGAATTCAAAGAGCTTAATGTTGAACTGCCTGTAATAGGCGACTGCCAACCATAATCTTTTCCTGCCCATACAACAGGCTTACCATTTAAAGTTGCTGTGCTTCCATATGGACGCTCAGTGGTTTTTGGTGCACTATTTTGTCGACCAGAACGTGGTTGTGTGTCAAGAAGATCTCTTCCTAGATTGCCTGCTGCATCTTGCAAGAACCCGCCAACCTTTCCTAATTTTTTGCCTGCATTAGGATCCATTGCGGCGGCGCTAAGTGCAGTTAAACCTCCCTGAATAGCCAACTGCCTTAGGGCGTTAGCTCCAAAAAAACCTCCTGCTGCTGCTAATGCTGGTACAACCATAATTACCTGTTAAATTGGCGAAGGAACATGCGGGTACCGACACCTGCGTCGGACGGGCCAGGAATTGCCTGGATAAATTCTGCACCAGAACGCTCGTAACGATAACGTGCCTGATACGGATCTTTGTAGTTTGGAACGTAAAGAATGCCGGCTAGACGATTTGTCTCATAAAGATAAATCTCATCCCATACCTTAAGAGCTTCTTTTGCATTACTGGAACGAATCGTACGATCAACGTCGCCAGCAATACTTTCAAGTCTTGTGGAAGGAGATGTTGCAACCTCAGTCTTTTTTTCTGCTGTATCGCAGCGTCCAATTTGAATTACGATCTTGTCGTAAAAGTAGGAGTCGGGAATTGTGTTTATGGATTCTTCCAAGCGGGCGTAATCGCCTGCTGGGACGGATACTACAAAATACCCCAGGTGATACCTGACTCTACTTTTGTCAAAATCGCTCAATTCCACTTATGAGATTCTTTGTTCTTTTATTATAAAAGACAACAATCAACTTAAGGACAACATTGACGGATTCAATATCTTGTCTTCATACGGGTTAACACCAGAATTCATAAAGCTAGTCAAAAAGTCTTGAGGTTTTTTAGTTGTTAATTTCTGTTCAAGTATTGACCCAATAAGTTGCTCTGTTAGTGTTGGTTGCTTTTCTTGCTGGCCAAAGATTGCGGCAAGGATTTTGTTGGCTGCCGCATCTGCAGTTCCCTCATTAATTCCTGCGCTTGGAGCAGAAGGCCCTGAACCACTTGGTAAGCTTGCTTGTTTTCCGGTTGATTGCAAGTGTCCCACACCTATTTCATACCGTTTATCCGGAGTAGTAAAAACACCTAAGTTTCCAAATCCTCCTTGATTTGCTTTAGGCGTATATGCTCCGCCATCAGATATGTATTTTAATTGTGTGCCAGTGGGACCAGCTAAATCCCAGCCTTGGTGAAAAGAAGAGGCACCCGCAGTAGGCCGTTCCCTGGCACCATATTTAGATGTAAGCGTAAGTCCTGACTCTGGATTTATATCAAGAACTCCGGCTTTGTTTTTTGTGATTAAAGGAATTTCATTTTGACCAACACGAAAACCAGCCAGTAAATTTTTTGCAGTCGCCGGATCAATGTATTTATTTGACTGTAAATCTTTTACGTATACGTGCCCATGTGGACCAGTGGAAACACCTGTGGACCCAATATTACCAAAATAGTATTTCTGTGCCATTAAAACTTAGCGTTATTTTAATTTTAAGATGAAAAACCCCCGGTTTCCCAGGGGCTCTTGTAATGTGTCAAACTCGGATTAGGTCTGCCGCCAAAACTGAATCCCAGTCAATTCGCTTGATCTGTTTGAGCTGGTCAAGACTGTTGAATTTCTCCCCCGATAAGGACATCTGGAGATCTTTAATCTCTCTGGCAGTCTTGAGACCAATACCCTTGATGTGATCAGCGATCATCTGGGCGGTTGCAGCATTGACGTTTAACCGTGTATCAGGAGGAAACTTACGAGGTTCTTCTTGAGAAGCTCGATCTTTTACCTGAAGAGTTTGCACCTTCTTGGTTGCAGTCTCATCAGGTGTAAGCTCCGTCTTATAAGCAGTGTAAAGGCGACCGTCCTGATCTTCGACCATGAACCAATCGCCATTATCCCATTCGCTTACAATCTTGACACGAGCACCGGTTTTACGATGTTGGTAAAGCATAGGAACCAGAAGTTTTGTTATCTGGTTCCAGTGTAACCTAATCAGCTAACAGTGCGACCGGTGAGATAAGCGTCAATATCCTCGTAGCCGGGAGCGTCATCAGGACGGATGTAGCACACTTCGACAACCAGGTAGCCAGTACGGCCAGCAGCAACATCAGCATCAGAGATGTAGATACCACCGGAAGTTGACGTATCGTTAACAGCGCCCTTGGCAAATACACCCAGCAGGGTGGAAGCCGTGGCCTTGAAGGATACGTTGGTATTAGTAACACCAGCAGCACCAGTAGCGGTGAGGATGGGGTCAGTACCAAAGGCTTGTACAGTACCAGAGAAGTAGATACCAGCAGCACCATTACTAGCACCTTGTGCAGCAAGGATGTTTGCTTGTACCACGCTTTCGCCAACACCTGAAGCAGCGACGCCGGTAGCAGCAGTTGCAGTACCAGTGTTACGACCAAATGAAATGATCTGGCCACTGGGAGCGTAGACGCCAGAAGCAACACGACCATCACCCCAGCCAGAGGCTACGGAGATAGCAGTACGATACACATAAGCGCCTTGGGCGGTGCTACCAGAGATCACCATACCAGTGATGTCGGTACGGGTGTCGTCCTGCCGATAAGGGGAAGGAACAATGACACTCATGTAGGTGCCACTGGCAGTAGCTGAACCAGAAGCCCAGGTCACGGGAACGTAACCACGTTGCTGGAAGTAGCGATAACCAGGGGTTGCCAGCACCGAAGTGGGGCCCCCCTTGGAGAAATCGTTGGTACTATCGGCAATTACGTCGATGTTTTTGTACCAACCATTAAGCGCATTACTCCAGTTACCTGGATAGATTTTTTTAGCAGACAAGTAGGTCATTTATTTCTCCTATGAGATTTGAGGTTTAGGTATAATTATCAGATGTTGCCGTCATCAGAGACGTAGCTGAATGCAGTGGTAACAAAATCCTTGTTGAGGATTTCAAAACCAGCGTACAGTTGCCAGATCAAGATGATAAAGCGGCTGAAGTCATCGTTGTTATTGATGAGCACCTGAGCGTTAGGACCGCCGATACCGACGCCAATAGCTTGAGGGCCGAAGAAATAACCTTGAGCAACTTCTTGGCTGGCAAAGTTGGAGCCAGTGTCAAAAGATGTGCTGATGCTCTTGGTCGGGAAGTTAGTCGACTCGAAGAACTTAACGCCTTCAAACTGCACACCAGTAGGCATGACAGGTTCACCAGCAAGGAAGTAACCTTGGCCGGCCTGAGGACCCTGGAAGAAGCTGGCGTTGTTAGGCATCATGGGGTTACCCATGTACATGCCTTGACCAGGATTACCAGCGTAACGAGCGATCTCACGGAAGTCAGGATCACGACGCAGGTGCATCATGAAAGTAGGATCGCAAATGCAACGATACAGACCATCGGAATAGGTCGG